CAGGCGTTCGAGATCGCCAAGAGCATTGAGCAATGGAAGGCGGAGACGCCCGACGTCGAGCTCGCGCTCAAGCCGGCGGTCACCGCTGGCAACACCACCGACTCGGTATGGGCCGGTCCGTTGGTCAATTACCAGATCCTCGTCAGCGCCTTCGCCGAGTATCTGCGGCCGGTGACGATCATCGGCCGTATTCCCGGACTTACGCGAGTGCCTTTCAAGGTTCGCGTGCCGCGGCAGACCGCCGGTGCCACGGTGAACTGGGTCGGAGAAGCTGCTCCCAAGCCCCTCACCTCGCTGGCGTTCGACTCCATCACGCTGGACTTCACCAAGATCGCCGGCATCATCCCGTTGACCGAAGAACTCGTTCGCGCGAGCTCGCCGTCGGCGGAGACGCTAGTGCGCAACGATCTCGCCGCAGCCATCGTCCAGTTCATGGACAGTTACTTCGTTGATCCGTCGAAGGCGGCGACGGGCATCTCGCCGGCTTCTATCACTAACGGCGTGACGGCCTTGACGCCAACCGGCACTACGGGCGCGGCGTTGATGTCAGACATCAACCGTCTCATCGGTCAGTTCCTCAGCAACAACCTGTCGCTCGCCACCGCGGTGTTTCTCACTACCCAGCAGGTCGCGGCGCGGGTTGGCTCGCTGTTGAACAGCTTTGGCCAGCCGATGTTTCCAAGCGTCACCGCAACGGGTGGAACCCTTCTTGGCATTCCCGTCGTCGTGTCGGAGAACATTCCCTCCACGACCGGTTCGCCGACGGAAGGCTATCCTATCATCCTCGTCAAGGCGGATGACGTCTTGCTGGCGGACGACGGCCAAGTCACCATCGATGCCTCGCGGGAAGCCTCGTTGCAGATGGAGACGGCGCCGGATTCGCCGGCTACGGCGTCGACGACTCTCGTCTCGCTTTGGCAGCATAACATCATCGCGATCAAGGCGGAAAGGTTCATCAACTGGACCAAGCGCCGTTCGACCGCGGTGAGCTATATCAGCAACGCAGTCTACACCGGCTAGTGCTCCCCAGCTGGCCGCGTAGAGACGAGGGAGGAGCGAGGGTCAACCTCCGCTTGAGCTTCTCTCTCGTTCTCGTTTTTCAGGAGAAGTCAATGCGTTTGATCATGAAAGACGGTCAAAGTCATCAGGTATTTGGCAAGACTGTCAACGGAGGCGATGAATTCGAAGTGCCGGACAACGAGGGCGTGACCTGGATCAAGATGGGCCGCGCGCGGATGGCCAAGGGTCGCGTCGTCACCGAGGCGATGCAACCTGTTACTCAGGTGGAGATGAAGCCGGTTAGGTCGAAGCGCTACAATCGCAGCGACATGCGAGCCGAGGACGAGTAATGCGGATCTTTGGCTTCGAGATCGTTCGCACCAAGCAATTCGGCGAGTGGCTCAACTATCATGCCGGTCGCGGCGGTTGGTATCCGATCATTCACGAGCCGTTCACCGGCGCCTGGCAGCGCAACATCGAGTTGCGGGGCGAGTCGCTCTTGGCATATCATGCCGTCTACGCTTGCATCGATCGCATCGCCAGCGACATCGCCAAGTGCCGCATTCGACTGGTGGAGCAGGACTCCAATGGCATCTGGAACGAGACCGAGTCGGCGGCCTTTTCTCCCGTTCTTCGCAAGCCGAATTCGTATCAAAATCGCATTCAATTTTATGAGAGCTGGGTCTACAGCAAGCTGACCCATGGCAACACCTACGTGTTGAAGGGTCGTGATGATCGCAATGTGGTTGTAGAGCTCTACGTTCTCGATCCATGTAGAGTCTATCCGTACGTGGCGCCGAATGGCGACGTGTACTACCGGCTTGGCGCGGATAATCTCTCCGACATCAGCGAAGAAGACACCGTTCCGGCTTCGGAGATAATTCACGACGTGACGACGATTCGTCATCATCCGCTGTGTGGCATCCCGCCGATGTTGGCGGCGTCTTTGCCGGCCACTACGGGATTGCGAATTCAATCTAATTCGGCGGTGTTCTTCGAGAACCGAGCTCAGCCGGGTGGCATCATCACCGCGCCGGGCGAGATATCCGAGTCGACCGCCAAGCGCATTCAAGAATTTTGGTCGACTCAGTATCAAGGCGGGAAGGCTGGCAAGCCTGCCGTTCTCGGCGATGGATTGAAGTTCGAGCCGATGGCGTTCACCGCCGTTGATTCCCAGTTGATCGAGCAGCTCGGTCTCTCGGCGAAGATGGTGTGCAGCGCCTTCGGCGTGCCGGCCCACATGGTGGGCGCGGCAGATCCGCCCAGCTATAACAACATCGAGTCGTTGAATCAGCAATACTATTCCCAGACTCTTCAAAAGTATTTCGAGGCGATTGAGCTGCTGCTCGATGAAGGCTTGGGATTGACGGAGATACCTAACAAGACTTACGGCACGGAATTCGATCTCGACGACTTGCTGCGGATGGATACTTCGACGTTGATCGACTCCGAGAGCAAGGCGGTAGGATCTGGCATCAAGGGGCCGAACGAGGCACGCGCGCGACTCAACTTGCCGCCGGTAGAAGGCGGCGATTCTCCGTATCTTCAGCAACAGAATTACAGTCTTGAGGCACTTGCTCAACGTGATGCGAACAATCCGCTGGGTCAGCCTCCGCCCGCGCCTTCTAGTCCGGTGCCTTCCGCTTCGCCAGGCGACACCGGCGCCGAAGCAGACGCCGCGGCAACTGCTCAGCTCGCAGCTTGGGAATTGCGAAGCGAGCTCAATCGTCTTCGAGGGATTGCAGCATGAACCAGCAGGCAATTGCGGCAGTCATTCGCGGCGTGGCGCCGATAATTCACACCGAGATAGAAGGCGTCAAGAGTCATTTCGCGACCAGCTTGGAGAAGCTCATCGCCCGGATCGACAAGCTGGAGATGGTATTTCCTCTCAAGGGCGAAAAGGGAGACAAAGGTGAGACGGGAGAAAAAGGTGATCGTGGCGAGTCGGGTCCGCAAGGAGAAAAAGGTGAGCCAGGCGAGAAAGGTGCGGCCGGTGAGCAAGGGCCGGTCGGTGAAAAAGGCGCCGACGGCTTTAGCATAACAGGTCCGCAGGGAGAACCGGGACCGCAGGGAGAGAAAGGTGACAAGGGCGATAGAGGAGAGCCCGGTGTGGACGGCCTTACCATTGTTGGTCCACCAGGACCACAAGGAGAGCGGGGCGAAACGGGAGCACAAGGAGAGAAGGGCAGCGACGGCGCAGCTGGTAAGGATGGCACATCTGGAGAAGTGGGACCGGCTGGACCACCTGGGCCGCGTGGAGAAGATGGCCGCGATGGGCTTCCAGGCCGCGACGGTTTGCCTGGCGTTCAAGGCGAGAAGGGCCGTGATGGCATGGATGGGAAGGACGGCAAGGACGGCAAGGACGGACTTGGCCCCGACGACATGAGCGAGGAGATCGTCGAGGACGGCCGCTCTCTGGTGCGACGTTGGATCAGAGACGGAGTTGTTGTCAAGGAGTTCAAACATCGGCTCGAAGGAAACCTTTATCGTGGGATATGGCGACAGAGATCTTATTTCAAGGGCGACGTCGTCACGCATGGAGGTTCTTCTTTTGTTGCGGTCGTTGATACTGAGGCTAAGCCAGAGCTCAGCAAGGATTGGCAGCTCGCCACCAAGCGCGGCCGCGACGGTAAAGATGGCAAGGATGGGCGCGATGGCAAACAAGGACCGCCGGGCCGCGACGGAAAGCACCACTGGGAAAACTAGGTGGGTGGAGATTCCGTTTTGTCCGTTCTGTCGCACGGACAGCGTCGAATATCGCAGCGACGAGGATCAACTCCGGTGCGGTTATTGCCCGGCCGGGACGGTGGACTACCGATGGGTCAAGAACAGATTCTACCAACAGATTGGTGGCCGTCCTGGATAGGTGAAACGATAGCCATCATCGCCTCGGGTCCGTCGGCGAAGAAGGCAGGAGTAGACAAGCTTCAAGGCAGAGCCAAGGTCATTGTCATCAACGAGTCTTGGCAATTAGCTCCATGGGCAGACGTGCTGTATGGTTGCGACGGTCAATGGTGGAAGTGGCGCGATGGGGTTCGCAAGTTCAAAGGAATTCGTCTCTCCTACGATGCAGATGCTTGCAATCTTTATCGCGACCTCGGCATGCGACGGATTTACATTCCCGACCGCAAGAGCGACGTGATCGTGTGGGAGCCGCTAGGACATGTCGGAGCAGGCGGTAATTCTGGCTTCCAGGCTCTCAATCTGGCAGCACAGTTCGGTGGGAGCCGAATTTTGCTCGTTGGATATGATATGCGAGTGGATCTTGGGTCCCACTGGCATCAACCGCATTACCCTCCACTTAGCAATCCCCATCCTAATGATAATTTACCTCGATGGCGAGCAGCCGTCGATGGAGCTCATGAGGTTCTTTCATCGCGCGGTATTGAAGTCATCAACTGTTCACTCGTTAGTGCATTGAAGGCTTATCCAAAGATGACCATCGCGGAGGCTTTAGATGCTTAGCGTTCCACCTTATGGCGCCCGGTGGCGCACTACATATGTGGGGCGCAACTGCAATCAGGGAGTGCAAAGATGGGCCGACCGCTTAATACCGATGAGTTGACATGGCTGCGAACCGAGAATGCGCGTCTGCAAAAGCTTGTCGGCAGCTCGGCGAATGAAACCGACGATTCAGAAAGCAAAATCGCGGAATTGTATCAAAGGATGCGCGACAAAGATCAGATGATCGCTCAACTCAACAAGCAGGTTGACGATCTTTCGGAACAAGTTGCCAAGTTGCAGGAAGGAAAGTGACGTGCATTCATTTCGAACGTTCACCTACGGCAACGGCACAGTTGTTTATCGCATCGGATATTATGATCCTTCGCCGAAGATGGATAATTGGCGAATGATTGGTGAGGTAGACGATTTTGGCGATGCCATGGATTATGTTTCCTATTTGAACGGCGGATCAAAACCAACCGGGTCGCCACCGAGGCCGCTATGACGGTTCGGCTTTTCGTCGGCGTCGGCGGCAATGATGAGGATCTAGAGTTTC